CACTGCGGCGAGGACATGACCCGCGTCAACACCGTGACCCTGTTCGCCGTCGTGCTTGCCGGCACCAGCGAGCAGTGCCTGCGGGCGCGGCATGAGCTGCGCGAGCGGTTCGTCAAGGCGAAGCAGGCCCGCATCGCGGAACTGGCCGAGGACATGATCCGGGCCGAGGCGGATTCGTGGGAATCGCGGAATGCGGGGGAGTTCTGACATGAAGACCACCGCAATCAGCACCCTGACCGCTGCCGACGTCGCATTCGTGCTGGAGGTGCTGCAGCAGGCGCAAGACATGTCGCCCACTGCCGACGCTTACGACATCGGCATTCTTCGCGCCCGCGCCTTCGCCGCCGCCTCTAGGCTGCGCATCCACAGCGGCATTGAGAGTGTCATTGTGCCAATCAAGGAGGAAGCATCGTGATCCTCGAAACCGCAACCCAACGCTCCGACGACTGGCACGCCGCCCGTTGCGGCAAGGCCACCGCGTCCCGGTTCAAGGACGTCATGGCCCGCCTCAAAAACGGCAACCCCGCCGCCGACCGCCAGCGTTACCTGACGGAACTGGTGGTCGAGCGCCTCACCGGCCAGCCGGCGACCGGCTACGAGAACGCGGCTATGCGCTGGGGCACGGAGCAGGAAGCCGCTGCGCGGGTCGCCTACGAGCAGCGCACGGGCGTGGCGGTGGAGGAGACGGGCTTCGTCGCCCACGACACCCTGTACGCAGGCTGCAGCCCGGACGGCCTGGTGGACTGGGACGGGCTGATCGAGATCAAGTGCCCGTTCAACAGCGCCGTCCACATCGACACGCTGCTCAACGGCATGCCGGCAGAGCACGTGCCGCAGGTGCAGGGTCAGATGTGGATTACCGGCCGGCAGTGGTGCGATTTCGTGAGCTTCGATCCCCGCATGCCTGAGCCGCTGCAACTGCACGTCCAGCGCATCAACCGTGACCCGGCGTATGTTGCCGACCTCGAGCGCCAAGTCACGGAGTTCCTTGCCGAGGTCGGCGCACAAGTCGAGGCGCTGCGGCGCCTTGCGGAAAGCAGGAAATGACTCAGGAAAAGCAGAAGCGCCCCTACACGCGCAAGATGAAGGTCTACATCGTCACGGATCGTGACGGAAACGAGCGTCTGGTGCGGGCCTACACCTCGGCCGATGCGCTGCGCCATGTCACGCCCACGTTCAACGTGACGCCCGCCGATCAGGACGACATCATCTCGCTGATGGCCTCGGGCGTGGCGGTGGAAACCGCGGGCATCCAGGAGCAGGAACTGCCGGCAGGTGAAGCCGCGGGCCTGAGCGACTAAACCACAGGGGCGGTACGCCGCCCCGGAGAACAACCATGACAGCACTTGTCCCCGTAGACCAGATCGAGCGCATGGCGCTCGCGGTCGCCAAATCCGGCCTGTTCGGCGTCAAGACGCCCGACCAAGCGATGGCCCTCATGCTGGTGGCGCAGGCGGAAGGCATGCACCCCGCGATTGCCGCCCGCGATTACCACGTTATCAATGGCCGCCCAACGCTGCGCGCCGACGCCATGCTGGCCCGTTTCCAGCAGGCCGGCGGCAAAGTGGAGTGGGGCGAGTACACCGACCGCAAGGTCGTCGGCACGTTCACCCACCCGCAGGGCGGCAGTGTCCGCATTGAGTGGACGACGGACATGGCCGTCAGCGCCGGCCTGACGCGCAACCCGACGTGGAAGTCCTACCCCCGGCAGATGCTGCGGGCGCGGTGCATCAGCGAAGGCATCCGCACCATCTACCCCGGCGTGGCCATCGGCACCTACACGCCAGAGGAGGCCGAGGACATGGCCCCGCGCCCAGCCCGCGACATGGGCGCTGTCGAAGAGGTGGCCCCGCCGCCGCCGCCGGCAGTGGACGTGGAAGCTCTGGTGCGCGACATTGACGGCGCCGCCACGCTGGAGTTTCTGGAACTGCTGCGCCCGCAGATGCGCCAGGTGCCGAAAGGCCCCGACCGCGACCGCGTGGTGGCCGCAGTGCAGCGCCGTGCAGAGGAGATCCGCGCTGAGCAGGCGCCCGCGCCCGAGGCGGAAGGGGGTGCGTTGTGAGTGCCGCCAGCCAACCCCCCGATCAGCACCTGATCACCCCCGCCCAATTGGGCATCCGCTGGGGCCTGAGCCTGCACACGCTCAGTCAGTGGCGGGCCAATAACAGCGGGCCGGCTTACCTGCGCCTCGGTGACGGCGAGCGGCCGCGCATCAGGTATCGGCTGGTGGACGTGCAGGAATACGAGCGCCGGCAACTGGAGAACCGGCAGTAATACGTAATACACGGCACGGCGAGGCAGGGCACGGCACGGCCAGGCGAGGCAGGGCATGGCACGGCTCGGCAACGCACGGCATGGCAGGGCGAGGTACATGGCACGGCGTGGCGTGGCCAGGCATGGCGCAGCCAGGCACGGCGAGGCAAGGTACGCGGCTTGGCAAGGCCCGGCGTGGCGTGGCAAGGCACGGCAAGGCAAGGTACATGGCTTGGCAGGGCAAGGCTCGGCAGGGCAAGGCTTGGCGCGGCAAGGCAGGGCAATTTCTGCCCGAATTTGAGTGTTTTTCAACCAATGGAGTACAGTGATGAAACTGATCGACATCGAAATTCGCGGCATTCAACCGCTTCTCATGCACCGTTTTGCGGAGGACGCGGAGACGGCCAGCAGCAGCAAGGCGCGCGGCATCGTGCAGGACAGGGGCACGCCCCGCGAACAGGCCGAGAAGGTTGCCTACCGGCATCCTGACGGCACGTTCTACATCTCGGCGTTCGCCATTCCCAACGCTATCGGCGCGGCCGGCGCGAGCTACAAGATGCCCGGTTCGCGCAAAAGCATGCGGTTCATTGTGCCCAGCGCAATCCGCATCTTTGAGCCCACCATCACGGTGATGAACGGCGCAGGCCCTGCCAAGGATTTCGAGGTGGACTCGCGCCCGGTGACGATCCCCGCCACCAAAGGCCGCGTCATGCGCCACCGCCCGCGCTTTGACTGCTGGGGCCTGCAGTTCAGCATCGGTGTGGACGACACGTTGATGAAAGTCAGCGACGCGCAGATGCTGCTGGAGCAGGCCGGCCTGAGCATTGGCATCGGGGATTTTCGTCCTGAGAAGCGCGGCCCGTTTGGCACGTTCCGCGTGACCCGTTTTGAGGAGCTCGCAGAATGAGCGCCGCCCGCGAATTCCTCGCGGGCCTGTTCCGCCCCGCGTCGCCCGAGGTTCTGGCAGCGCGTGAGCTGGACGAGGCCCGCCGGCAGTTGCTGGCCGCAGAGTCCGCTGCGGAATACGCGGACGCGATGTGCGCTTACCACCGTTCGCGGATTGAGCGGTTGCAGCGGTATTTGAAAGGAGAGCAGGAATGAAAGACACCGGAGGACCGGCGTTTCCCGTGAAGACGGCGATGCTCGATTGCACGCAGACCGGCATGACCCTGCGCGACTACTTTGCGGCGAAGGTGATGGAAGGGATTTGGACAAACAGTGAGATTCTTGCGACTTTGAAACGCGGGCAAGAGTCGAAAGAAATTGCTATGTTAGCCTATGAGCAGGCCGACGCCATGCTGAAAGCGAGGCAACCATGACCACCGAAGACAAAATCCGCCGAGTGCTGCACCCCGAGGCGCACGAACCCATGCCGTACAACCCGCGCCTGGGGGTGGGCTGGGACCAGCAGGGCAGGCATCCGCAGGCTGCGGAGCCGTGCGTCGATCTTGATGAACTGGGCGTGCGGTTGCCCGAGCCCGATCCGTGGTGGCCCTACATCCTGGGCGCAGTGGCGGGACTGCTGGCGCTGGTGCTGGTGTTTGCGCCGTTGGGGAGGTGAGATGAAACTCACACCATGGTTCCCCGGCAGCGTCAAGCCGGTGCGGGTTGGCGTGTACGAGCGAGAGTACGGAAACGGCTGGCATAGCTACAACTACTGGAACGGCAAGGCATGGTCCAGCCCAAGCCCGGTTCCCAAAGGAGCTGAGATTTTCAAATCCTTTCGCAGTGCGTACCAAAACGTCCGTTGGCGCGGGGTGATGAAATGAACGACCTACGAACCGCCGCCGCCATCCGCGCCCGCACCCCATGAAATGCCCCATCTGCAGCACCTGGGCCATCAGGCTGGAAACGCGCAGCAATGCTACGCACAACACCGTTCGCCGCCGCTACGAATGCGGCTACACGCACCGATTCAGCAGCGTCGAGCGCGTGGTGGCGTCCGTCAGTACGACCAGATCGTCGGCTCC